GATAAATAAATCTTCTTTTCCGTATAGTGCTGCTGGTATTGCATCTACTACTTTAGAAAGTTCATCAATAATGTTTGCAGATGTTAAACCACCACCAACTGCTGCGACTTGTTGTCCCGCTGGAATGTCACCCGCTGCTGCTGATGCTGCTATTAGTTTTTCAAATCCATCAAAAGAGTTGTTAGCTGCTGCTCCAGTATCACCTTGCCAAATACAAAATTCTGTGTTCTGTGCTACTTCAGATGCAACGTGTGCAATCATAAAGTCAGAAAACTTTGGTGGCAATGTTTGACCAAGACCATAACCCATAGATTGTGCTTCCCAATCGTTTACAAAGTCATACTTACATAATTGTAGGTTTACTTGTAGTTCTACTGGCTCAATAATTCTTTCAGTTAGTGTAATTGTAGATGTTGGATCAAAGTCACAAGATGCAGATGCTACTAAAGCATTTGTTGCAAGCTTTTTAATTACTTCTTTAAAAGCAATATTTGCCTTTATCGTTAAACCACCATCATCAATAGTTGATGCAGACAATAAAGCTGCTGCGATATACTCACCAGCAAACTCACCCGCATAAGTAGTAGTGATGTTAGTTGTAGTTGCTAAATTTACGTTTCTTTTTTTCATTTTATTTATTTAATTTGTTTAATACTCTATCTAGTGTTGTTGTAAATTGCCCTTTTGCAAATTCCATTTGTCTTTTTTGTGGTGCTTTTGCTTCTGGGTTATGTCTAATTGGTTTTCTAGCGGCACTCATTTCTTCTTTTTTCTTGCCACCTTTCATATCTGCATATAGTTTTTTAAGTTCTTCTACATCAGATTTAACTTCTTCAATTACTGGTGCAATAACCTCAACAACTGCTTCAACAATAGCTTCAACTTCTTGTACTACTTCTTCTGGTACTTCAGTTTCTATTGTTTCTTCTGCAAGATCTTCTGTTATTTCTTCACCCTCTTTTGTTTCTTTTGCTGGTACTTCATCAGATACTTCACGAACATCTGCAATGATACCCTCTTCAGATACAATTACTAATCTGCCATCTTCAAGGATATACTCCCCTACTGGCATTGCTACTTTTTCATCATCTGTGACAATGAATATTTCACTACCTTTTTCAAATGCTTCAGCACTTACTATTGTGCCGTTTTCCAACTTCATTTCTTCAAGTTTAACCTCGATGTTTAGAAGTGTTCTGATTTGATTTAACATTTTTGTTTTTTCCATACTATTTATATAACGATTATTAATTTACTTTTTGCATTTTCAGTCTGTTCTTGTTATTACTCCAATACCTTGTGCTTGAATAGAACCATCACAACATTCTATTGAATATGTGTTTTTATCCCAACATAAACAAGCACGACCACCCCCAGTAGGTGATGTTCTACTAGGGATGAAAGTTTTATTTTTGTTGTTTCTTTGCATTAAGACCAATCTCTAAATTCCATTTCATTTTTCTTGTACTGGTCATCACTTTCACGCATAAATTCAAGTGCTTCCATATGTCTATCAAATGCTGGGTACACATCATCTGCTTCTAAACCTAATTCTTCTGCTTTTGCTCTAATTTCGTTTAGTTTTTCAATATCACCAGACACATCATCAAACCTAAATACTGTACTTGCGTTATGTTGGTACTCATCATTAAGTTCCATCCAAGCCTGTCTGTATGCTTCAAATTTTTCATCGTGCCATTCGTATGCTAAATAAGACAATAAGCTGCTTTGATCTTCAATAGTATCTATGTCATAATCTAAATTGTCAATCAATCCTAGTGCTACTTTGTGTGCTTTAAGGTTTACTTTTTGGTTTGGTAGTTTGCTATAAACTTTTTCTAATCTACTTTTCATTTTATATTTGGTTTTATAATTTATTTTTTAATACCTATCTATTAAATTAGTGTACTTACTAAACTTTTCAGCATTTTCTTTTGCTTCATTAACTTTATTTTCATAAGGCATAATATCTATACCTAAATCTTTTGCAGCTTCTAAACCATCTTCTGCAACACTTTGTGCAGTTTCATAAAAACTTACTGCAACTGTAAATGCTTTTTCTGCTTCTTCTAATAAATCAAATCCATCATTTTTCATATTTCCTGCTCTTTCTTTCCAGTTAAAATAATCATCCATAATACTTAAATCAACCTTATGCTTTCTAAAGTTGTGTTTGTTTGGCAGCTTACTGTAAACTTTATCTATGTTACTTTTCATTTTACTATGTCTTTTATTTGGTTTAATAATTGTTCAGCCATTTGTTCTTCTATAGCTTCTTTAGGTGCTTCCATTTTATCTGCAAAATAACCTTCTATAGAAAAGCCTTTTACCTTGTTTGTTTTTACATACTCATTCCAAACATCTTCATTGTTTACCTTAACACTACCCATCCAAGTTCCTACTGGTACATCTAAACCATACAATGCAGTCTTGTCTTTTGCTTTGTCTTCTACTATCCAGCTTTCAACCAACGTTAAACCATTTAATGCTTTTGAGTGTTCTAGTGTTGAGTTGCTTTGTTTACCATTCTGTAAGAACATTTGAGATGCTTTTACAATAGTATCTTTTGAAAAGAATATGTAATACTCACCCTCTGAACCATTGCGGTAAATAGGCTTGTCTGGTATTAATAAAGCACCCATTAAGATTTTCTTTTCTTTGTCTACTTCTGCTAACTTAATTTCTTGGTTCTTTAAAACTACAAAGGAACTTTCAATAGCTGGACTTTCTACAATAGATATTGCATCAACCCCAGTATCAAATTCTTCTTCATCTAAAATAAGTTCTATTATCTTCATAAATATATAACGTTTTCAGTTTTTAATTTTGCATTTATCCTATACTAGCACCCTCTATAATGTTTCTATCTAGTTCTTGTGCAGTTGTTACATCGTTACTTACAACGTATGCCCTTGATGGTCTTTGCATTTGTCCACCTATTGCATCTGCTAATTGTGTTTCACCACTTGCTCCTACTACATTAAATGCTGGTGCTTGTGATCCAGTATCACCACCACCCCCTCCAACACTTCTTGAACCACCACCACCTCCACCAGAAAGACCAGGTATAGCTTGAGCAGTAATAGTTGCTATAGATGCTGCTGCTGATAGTTTAGTTGCAATTATGCCCTTTGCTGTTGCTAATGCTTGTGCTTCATAGTATGGGTTTTTAATTGGTCCAAATGCTATTGGAGTTGCTGCTAAATTTGCTTTTGCTGCTGCTATTGCCCTTGATGCATTTATAATTACATCTGCTATTGCTAAACCTTTTTCAACTACTAAAAGACCAGCAGACATTGCTTTGCTTTCTCCAGCTAGTTCTCCAAGTAATGCAACACCACTTGATGCAAAATTAAGTTTAGCATCTGTAATGTTTGCTTCTGCATCTGCTAAATCTTGTTGTATTTCTAACTCTCTTTCTGCATTTTCTTTTATTCTTTTTAGCCTATCATCATTTCTTTTATTAAAAGATTCTAAATTAGTTGCTCTTTGTTCTGCTCTTTTTTCTTTTCTTTCTTCTTCAAACTTTTTTTGTATTGCATTAATTTCAGATTGCCTTCCTTCTTCTAGTAAGGTAGTATCTACACCATATTTTTTAGCTTCTTCTATTAAAGTAAAATATTTATCTCTTACCGCATTTATTTCTTGTTGCTCTTTAGATAGTTTTGATTGTAAATAATCATCTTCTAGTTTAGTTATTTCTTCAATGCTTGTAGCTGCATCTTCTATTGCTTTTTGTCTTTGTTGCTCTGCTAATTTTTCTGCTTCTGTTTGTTCTGTTTTTACAACATCTTTTACTGGTTCTAATAAATCACTCTTAAACTTGTTAAATGAATTAATTAAATCTAAATATATATTTTCTTGTTTTCTTAATTCTTTAGTTTCTTCTTCATTTAATTTACCCTCTTTTTGTTTTAGCCTTAATCTATTTACTAATACTTTCTGATCATCTAAAGATTGTATAAATGCTAGTCTTTTTTGCTCTGTTAATTCTTTTTCTTTCTTTAGTAATTCATCAACGTTTTTACCCTGTCTTTTTTGTAATTCTATAAATGTTTTGACATTTCTTAATCTTCTATCTGCGACATCTAAATTTTCACTATTAAGTTCTATTTGTCTTTCTAAATCTTTATTTATAAAACCTAGCAATTCACCAATTTGATCCCAATACTCAACAAGTAAACCAACTGCAATTACAACTGCACCAATACCAGTTGATAAAAGTGCAACCCTCATTGCCTTACCACTTAATTTAGCTGCTTTAGCAACTTTAACCAATGCAGAAGCCAAACCACCAGTAACTTTGTCTACTTGTTTAACAACTGCATTACCAACAACCATTCCCTCTGTTAGTTCTTCACCAGCCTTTTTAGCATTCTTCTGAACCTTTTCTACTTCTTTATTTAGTTTTTCAACTTCTCTTACTGCATTAGTAGTATCTGCTTCTAATGTGGTATTTATAACTACTGCCATTATTTTTTATTTTTAATCTGTTTGTATGCCTCTTTTAAGGTTTCAGCTAATTTATATTTTCCTTGTGCTATTCTTATATTTTCAGTTTCACCATCAACTACTTGCAACAAGTCTATTATATTCTTGATCATAATATTGTGTTTAGTAATTCAAATTCTGTTTTACCAGTTGTTAAATCTGTTTTCATTGAATTTATCTTGTATCTATCTTGACCTAATTCTATCAAATCATTTAGTTGTAAGTTATAATACACTTTCATAGGCAAGTATGCAGTAACCTTTACTAATCTTCTTCTAAAATTAAATACATCTTGTATATACTCTTTGTATTCTGTTTGAAATAAGGTATCTGTAAAACCTAATGCGTTATCACCAGCAACTATACTATCTGGTTCATTTGCTAAATATTCATTAAACTCATTTTGAAAATTTATGTTTACTTTACTTGTGCTTGGTAATAAAGCAAAACTATTTGATGGTATAATATAATCATCAATATCTACAATATTGTTTGCTACAACATTATCTCTTATTCTTATACTAGTTCCACCAGTTATAGAAACACCATAAAACAAAAGCGGTTCACCTATATATGATTGTTGGTTTTCATTTACCGAATAACCCCATTGTACATCTGTTGATGTTGGTGGACTATTATTTTGATCATACAATCTTTCAAACTGCATATGCTCAAAAGGTAATTCTATTTTGTATGGTTCACTAGGTGCATCAAAAATATCACCATCTAGTGTATAACTTAAAGAACCCCATCCAGAATTAGTAAGTTGTTCAAATTGCTTTGCTAGTAAAGTACCTAAACCTTTATAGCTAAAGTTAATTTTATTGTAAGGTAGTGCAACATCTGATGTTGATTTTGTCGTATCAAGGTACTTATCTATGTTATAAACTTGTGTACTTGCTGCATAATAACTATCTAAAGTTCTAACTACTATTGTACCATCATTATCAACGTATGCCGTTAAGTTAAACATATTAAACAATCCAGAAAGAAAATCTATAATCTTCATCTTTGGTATTTGCTCAACTATGTTAAATTCTTTGCTTTGATTAGTAACAAATAGTGCATTGTTATGATATGTATCTACTGCTGAAACACCACTAGGTGCAAGTGCGTTTACAAATACATCAATATCATTTGCATTAAAAGTAACGACACCACCAATTTGTATAATGTATGTTGAATTGTTTTCAAAGCCATCTGTACCATCAAGTATAGTTAAAGTTTGATTACCACTTACACTATTTAATTCACCTACTACTAAACCACCATCTCTTATAACTTGAACACTATAATTGTTAGGTGATGATGTTGTTAGATTTACAACTAATGAATTTGGTTGCAATCCATTGTTAGGTATGTTTACCGTAATAACACCATTACTAACACTTGAAATACCTTGTTGTTGTACTGGCACTAAATCTGTTAGTCTTGTAAATACAAAATCAACTTGTGTTGGTCTTTCTACCGAACCACTTTTACGATGTAACCACATATACAATGTAGAAAATTGTTCGTTTGTGTTATCATTAAAAAAGTCATTAGAAAATGTAATATCGTATTTTGTCTGTATTGCCTCTATTATATTTTGCAACCTTACTGCATACTTAAATTGGTTCCAATAAACACCATTTTGTGATTGTGTACCAGTCCCGTGATGGCTTATATTGTTTATTGTAGCTTCTGGATCAAAAGTTGTATGTGAACCACTATTGTAAATTAATCTGTTTGTATGTGTAATTAAAGGTACTATAAAAGGTGTAAGACCATCTTGCATCACATCAGTTACAGTGCTAAAATCATAAAGTCTATCAAAATAATCTGAAAAAGTTAAACTACTTAATTGCTCATCACCTAGTATATCTTTCAAATCAATAGTATTACCATAAAATGTAATCTTGTATGTATGTGGTAAATTGTTTTTTAACTCAACACCTTGCAATGCTATTTTACCATCTTTAAAAGGTAAATCATTTAATTCTAATGTTGCAGCTGATTTTTTTCTTGCATCAAAACCACCACTAATATCAAAGTTGTAATAGTGTTTAAATATCTTATTGTTAGTTCTTGAAGCTGGTACAGAAAAAGTTTGTGTAAATTCTGTAAATACCTTTTTAAGATCTTTTACGTTTTTTATAGTTTGAGTAAGTGATATTGTTTCATCCTTAAATAAATCAACCCTTTGCCCCTCTATGTATAGTTGTAATCTACGCATTTATCTAATGTTGTTTATATAATCAAATGCTTCTTCAAACTCTATTGTGTATTCTATTAGCCTATCGTTTACACTTGTTTTAAAGGCTACTGATGAGGTTTTAACCTTTAAAGGTATGATTATACCACTTCCTTTTTTAATTGTAGACCACCATATAAATTCGCTTAATAGTAATTCTTCAAATTGTTGATTGGCAAACTCTGGGTAATACCCACTACTAAATGTATGCGTTTGTTTTGCTTGTGTGTTAAATACTTTGTTTGGTGCATCTTGAATAGAATATGTTGCACCACCACTTGGATAGGTTATTGTGTTTGCTTTGTAACCCTCATTTGTTCTTGCTATGTTTCTTGTTTGTTTTAAGAAAAACCACAAGTCTTGCTGCGCACCATATTTGTTTATGTATATAATTCTGTTACCATCACCATA